ATTATAAACAACTTCTGCTGCAGTATCTCCTTCTGTATGTCTAGCTTTTATAACTGTAGAAGTAATAGTTTCATTATATCCACTTCCCCCAGCAGCATTAAATTGAACTCCAAATTCTTTTTCAGTTTCTTCTGGATGAATATTGTTAAAAATAAATAAATATTCTTTATAAGTAGAATCTAAAACAACAGAAGATGTTCCATCAACAAAAGATAAAGTACCACTAGAACTAGCGGTTAAAGTTTTGATTAAAGTAGTAGAACCTTTACTAAAACCATCATACTTAATGGCGTTATAATTAGCCATCTTACTTCTCCTTCAACAACCATCCTTGTGTTGAATCAA